TCGGGTACGCCTGGCGAGTTCGGTACCATTCAGCGTGACCCAATCGTGGTGCCGCCGATGCGAGTCAAGAGAGTCCGTGACCTCTTCCCGACCCGCACGACGACCGCTGCCGTGATTGAGTACTTCCGCATGCTTGGTTTCACCACGACTGGCGGTGGCACCAACAACGCGGCGACCGTCGCTGAGCGTTCAGGTGGAAACTTCGCTGCCAAGCCGCAGTCGTCAATGGTCTTTGAGGGCCACCAGGCTCCAGTGCGCACCATCGCGCACTGGGAGGCTGCTCACCGCAACGTGCTTGCCGATGAGCCGCAACTCCGCAGCATCATTGACAACGAACTCATGTACGGCCTCCGTCTCCAGGAGGATGCGCAGATTCTGTCGGGCGACGGTACTGGTGAGAACCTCACTGGCGTCCTTGAGACCTCTGGCATCCAGACCTATGACTGGTCGGCTGGCGCTGTTACCCCAGTGCCCGACACCAAGGCTGATGCGATTCGTCGTGCGGCAACGCTGTCCTTCCTCGCTTACTACGAGCCGAGCGGTGTGGTTCTCCACCCGAACGACTGGGAAGACATTGAGTTGACGAAGGACTCACAGGGCCAGTACCTGGTCGCTGTATCCGTCGCCCTCGGTGGTGAGCCGCGAGTCTGGCGTCTGCCAGTCGTTGAGACCCCAGCCATCCCTGAGGGTACCGCTCTCGTCGGTGCCTTCGGTACGGGTGCGCAACTCTACGACCGTGAGCAGGCCAGCATCCGCATCTCAGAGCAGCACTCGGACTTCTTCGTCCGCAACGCCATTGTCATCCTGGCCGAGCAGCGCCTTGCCCTCGCGGTGAAGCGCCCAGAGGCCTTCGTGAAGGTGACGTTTGACGCGGCTCCAGAGGCCTGATAGTCAACTAGCCAATCTAGTTAGGGGAAACCCCACTCTCTTCGGAGGGTGGGGTTTTTCCTTTTGGGCGGTGTATATGAATGAGGAAATGAGTTTTGTACCACTGGGAATACTGGAAAGCATTGAATCCCTCCGTGAACATGTGGAAAAAATAACCAATGAGGAATGGTTGGGGTTCAAAGAAAGAAAGAATCGCGGTGGAGCAGCAAGCGCCAACACGGACACAATTCCACTCCTGTGGGGCAAAGTAGACACCGTCGCCTCCCAGGAAGAACACGAACACATGTCTATATTCAGCAAATATATTGATGAGGTCGCAGGTCTTGGCATTACCAAATACGGGGAAAGCGATATAAAACGCGCTTTTTTTGCCCGACTTAGGGCTGGGGGAAAAATACCAAGACACAAGGACGTTGGAACAATAAGCAAGAAAACTCATCGCATACACGTCCCAGTAGTAACCAGTCCTGGATGTGTATTCACTGTTGGCAATGAATTGATGCACATCCCATACGGGGAAGTGTGGGTCATTGACAATACCGATAGGTATCACTCCATTGAGAACAACTCAAATATAGATAGGATTCATTTAATAGTTGATATAGGGTAGAATCAATAGATGATAAAATACTATTAGTTCTCCCGCTACCTTGGGAGGCAATCACCCCCAGTCTTAATTGGCTGGGGGTGATTGTCGTATGGGCTATGATTGTTGTATGGGTTACAATCCAGAAGATGGCGACGAGTCAATTGAAGAGTACCTAAGATACGCTGCACACTCAAAAGGCGTTCCAGACGACTTTGAGGACTGGGCAATAGACAACGGTATTAGATTGCCCAAAAAGAAAAAACGCGAAGAGAATTACGAAGAAGACTGAAATGCTCCCACAAAAAAGAACTAATGAATCAGAATATGATTTCATGATGCGTGTTATGGAAATGGAAGCATCTAGAAATAAGTATCTAGAAAATCTAGCAAAATATGAAAAACTAAAAAAGTTCATGCCTCACGAGGAAGCCTGGGAGTCCGTATATGGCCCGCTTCCTGAGGACTCAAAAGAGGAGTATGAGTTACTGAACTCTATGGTTTCTGAATACATTGGCTCCAAGAAAAAATTGCGGAACGAGAAAAATGATTGACGAGTTTTACATCCACAATAGAGGGTCGGCAGTATTTGACCCATCTTACGCTGTTGAACTGAAAACCCATTATCCAGAACTATGGGAGAAGTCAAGCGGAACTGCTGGCGACTATGTCTTCAATGTCCTCATGGAGATTGTAGAGCAAGACGGGTATGCCATGACTCCAGAGCAAGTAAAGGTGCTTGACCTAAGAGATGCGTGGATTGCAAGACACTCAAGAGACACTTCCGTTCCAGCACTAATCGCCCAAGTCAAATGGCTTGCCATTGGTCAACTCGGTGAGCCTGGAATGAAAAGGGCCATTGCCAGAGAGACAGATATCGTCCACTACAAAAGAGCAAGACTCAAGGACCCTAAGGGTGGGCTAACTGCCGCTGGAAGAAAGTTCTTCAAGAGAACAGAAGGGGCAAATCTCAAGCCAGGGGTAATGGGTCCAGCAGATACGCCAGAGAAACTGCGACGCAAGGGCTCCTTCTTGACCAGGTTCTTTACAAACCCCTCTGGGCCAATGAAGGACGAAAAAGGACGCCCAACTAGGCTTGCCCTGTCGGCAGCAGCGTGGGGTGAACCAGTTCCGCAAAATGCAGAGGATGCTGCGGCACTTGCAGCCAAGGGTAGGCGCATGCTTGAGCGTTACGAAAAAAGAAAGAAAAAGAAGTAATGTCAGAGAAAATGCACCCCCTTATCAACATGATTCTGTCTGGAATGCGTGTTGAGGTAAGAAAGCCAGAAATCAAACTTTCGGATGACGAGAGAGACTTAGCCAACGCGCTCGTTACAATCGCCCAGAAGTACGGCAAGTTCAACCAGGATGGAACTGGCATATGGGCTGGATATGAAGAGCCATCCAGCAACGAGGATGCCCGTATCGGGGTGAAGTGCGATAACTGCGTGCTTTATCAGGGAGGAGACCAGTGCAGAATCATTGCTCTGCCAGTTGCCCCAGAAGGCAAGTGCAGGTTTGCCGTCATCCCAGATGGTGTCGTCAAGTCGTGGCAAAAGGGTGACAATGTCTGACAATATTGACGGCCTGAAGAAAAGAGAAGTTGAACTCTACAATCTCTTTGAAGAGGTGGCGAAGAAGTTTGGTCAATGGAACAAGGGAGTCAAGTCTGACGGCGCCCACTATGTGGACAATTCCCCGTTCGGCAAGCAGGGAATGGTCTGCTCAAACTGCGTCTTTTTCCTCGGTGGCCGCAAATGCGAGATTGTTGAGGGAGATATTTCCCCCTCAGCAATCTGCAAGTTGTGGGTAATCCGAGACGGTCTGCTCAAAGAGCACTGATTACCTGACTGGGCAAGCCCCAGTTGCGCAGTTATCAAGGTCCAGGTCATCCCCACCCTTGGGGACGTACAGCGGAACGCTGAAATCAACCTTGGCGAGCATCTTCTGGTACTCCTCCTCCGAGCACTCCTCGTAAGGAGGAAGCGGGAAATTGTGGTCAGTATGCAGGAGGAACGAAACAGACTTCACGCTCGTGTCGTAGTTCTCCGAGAGCCACTGCTTGATTTCTGGCAGTTCTTCCTTGCGGTAGTAGACGGTCACAGAAACGGCATTGTCCGCCCAGATGGTCTGCATCTTCTTGACCCACTCCAACTGGTCAACAGCGGTCATCTCCGATGCCAGAACGGCATTGTCAGGCGACTTGCAGGGGAACTCCACCACATAACGGGTGTGGTCCTCACGCCCATCAAGCCCAATGTCCCACTGAACCTTGTATCCACGCTTACGGCACGCATCAACCAGCGGGTCGGCGGCACCGAAACGCACGCGACGGATGTAGTAGCGCGCATAGGCAGGGTGGATACCTGGGGTTACTCCAGGGAGGAGCGAGAGAGTGCCAGAAGGCTGAACAGTGGTCAGGCGCACCGACTTTGGCCACCCCTTCATTGACGACCACGCTGCGTCCTCCTTGCGGAGAGCAATGTACGCCTCGTCAAGCCAAGAGACCTGCTCCTCAGAAGCCTGAAGGATGCCAGTCACCGACTGACCAAGGCGAGCGTTCTTACGCACGATGTTAGTCGTCTTCTCGTATGGGTACTCCATGCGGGTGATGCTCTTCTGGACTCGGTAGAGAAGGTAGGAAATCTCCAGCAACTGCTCCCTGGACTCCACATTCGGGAGGAAGATTGTTGCGAGGTTGCACGACTCACCATCGGCAAGACCAATCTCGGCACACGGGTTGAATCCCTCAATTGAGTCATCCTGCTTCTTCTCGCCAAGACGACCGAAGGTGCGAGCAAGGCGACGATTTACAAGACCGTAGGGCTCACCAGTTCCGTCATAACCCTTCCAGAGTTCAGACATGATTTCGTCATAGTGGTCGGCATAGATGCTGTTGTTGGAGTTGGCGCGATAGGCGGGGACGTTGCCAGACGACCAGTTCTTTGCACGAAGGAAAAGAACATCGTCGGGGTCACCGATGGCAATTTGCGCTGAACGACGAGAAGAGCCAGACACGACGATGCGACCGATGATGTTGCAGATATCCAGCACATCAATGGAGCGGAGTTTCTTGCCAGCACGGTTCTCAAGAACCTTGCAAATGTCGGTCACTCCATCAATGAGCGCCCCAGGACCAGAAGCAGTACCACCAAAGGTCTTCAGTGGGGCACCGAACTCACGAATGAGAATCGTGGAGTAGGAGAAAGACTTCCCAGTATCAAAGTACGACTTCAGGACGCTGTGGAGCAAGCGACGCCATCCAGTGCGGGAATCGGGAACGATAATGTCGGCATCATTGGTCCGCTCATGGACGATGGAAACACCAGACTTCACTTTCGGCAGTTCGTGAATCTTGGAGCGCTCTACCGAGAAGCCAACCCCACCACCGAGCATGAGGTAGTCAAAGAGGAGTTCAAAATCCTCAACCTTCTCAATGTTGGTGAAATAGCAGTTGTTCAGCGATGTGGCATTGAACTTCTTGACGAGGGGGGTTCCCAACTGCCAGAGAGAGCGACCAGACGGAAGGCAACGCAGGTTGAAGCAGTGGTCAAACAGTTTCTCGGCCTCTTCGGTGGTGAGTTCGGCACCAATGTCATTTGCCCCATTGATGACGCGAGCAAGAGTCTCCACGAAGGTTTCGTTGTCACCATTCTCTTTCTGGCGGCTGTATGTGCGGAGGAAAACAGTCTCTCCCATTCCGTTGAAGCCCCACGGCACAACTTTCTGGGAATATGAGGAAAGGAAATCAGGTGACAGGGATGACATGGGCGTCTCTTTCTTAATCGCAAACTCTTAGGGTCTACGATGATACCCTAGCATCAAATACTGAAAGCGTCTAAAGAAGTCCGAACTTCTCTGCTTCTTCCTTCGTGATGTACGAACCTTTCCTGTGGATAACTACTGTCGTTTTGTAGAACGGAGTTATCTGTCGCTCTTCTTTGATGTCCTCTTCCACAAGAATCTTGCCTACTTCTTTTTGGTCGGAATACACGCCACCCATACCTGCGATTTTCTTTGGGGGCGGAGTGTCTCCAGTGCAATCCCCAGTTGGATGACCACAGACTGGGCATGGCATTCTGTCGGCGCGAATTATTGACACGCCATCAAATAGTTTTTCAGGACCACTGCTTCTATTAGAATGCCAATTACTCATAACCCAAAGTCCTGCGAGAATATTCCTCTTTCGTGGAATTCATCCAAAATCTCATCTTTGAGTTTGTCAGTACTGGGAAGGACTTCATTTTGGAGTGCTTTTGCCAGCATTGCGGGGTATTTTTTGTCTCGCAGGATATTGCCGCCACCCTCGGAATAGTAGATTGGGTCATGGAACTCCACGATGCGACCCTGCTTGTACTCATAGGGGCAGGCCATTAGTTGGATGTTTGGCTCGGGTTTGGGGCCATATTCAGCGTGGGTGATGGTTATGCACTCCATGACCTTGGAGTCTGGCTTGGGGAATTCTCTTGCCAATTCTAGGCCTTTGGTCTTTTCGGGGTCCTGGGAGCAGTACCCCTCTGCCACCATGGTTATGGCGTCCACTCCCCAATACTGCCTGATGGCTAGGCATAGGTCGGCGCAGACAATAAATCTTTGCCTATGGTCAAGCCCCATCAGTTCCTTATTTAGTTGCATGATGAGGGCGACTTTATTCTCTTTCCAGAAGAAAAAGTTGAAAGCGATGTCCTCCCCGATTCCCTCCTCGGACACGAAAACAGACTTGGCCATCTGAGCAGATGTCAAGGCAAGTGCTAATTTTCTTAGGTCTTCAACGTATTCTTCCACTCTTTTCAGCATACTTCATACATATCCCTGCTGGCGGTTCTTGCGAAACGACCAAGTAGCCGCTAGGATGACCGTATGGCAAATAAACCAGTTAAGAAGACAGCAAAGAAGGCTCCTGCGAAGAAGGCTTCTTCCAAGAAGGCGACCACCAAAAAGGCGGCGCCAGCGAAGAAGGCTGCGAGCAAGACCTCTCCAGCAAAGAAGAAGGCTCCCGCCAAGAAGGCGCCTACCAAGAAGGCTCCTGCACGGAAGGTTGCCGAGATTGAGGATGACATCGTTGAGACGCTGTCCTTCAATGCCGACAAACTCCGCAAGAATCAGGCTGGAATCTTCACTCGCTTTTTTGTCTGGCTGAAAAAGTAAGACTGTCGGAGACGACCCCCTGGCGAGAAAATTTGTTCGCCAGGGGGTTGTCTTTTTCCCACAACCAGTTACCATGCCAGTCACTATGGCAAGGAACCACGGAAGCAAAGAAGTGCAGGCTCTCTTCAGGGAGATTGAGAAACTCGGATTCAGAGTTGTCCACCTGAAGAACTGCTTCAAGATTTACCCACCCAACAAGGAACAGCGCATTTACACGACGCACGGAACACCGAAGGCAATCAAGGCCATCTATTCGGATTTCCGCAAGTTGTACGGCATTGAACTTGACCCGCTGTGGAAAGATTCCAAGTAATGGAAATCCTCAGCCCTCTGGACGACTACATCAAGGAACTCCATGATAGGTCTACCAGTGGACTGACATTGCTGGAGGTGTGGGATGTTATTAATGCGCTACTTGAGATACGCAATAACATCCACATCCCAGAATTTGTTCTAGATGGTGACGCTTTCACCAAGGCTGTTAAGGAGGCAAAAAATGAAGAATGACTGGTACTTCTATACCGTCGGCATCATCATCGGCTCAGTAATGGGTCTGCTGGTCGGAGCATTTTTTGGGAGGAAGCGTGGGTAGGAACAACGAATACCCAGAGCCAGTCCTCTCACTCCAGCCCGTCTATGACCTCTTTGATGGGGATGAGATAGGCGTTTACGAAATTGCTGAGGCGTGTGGTTTTGGCAGGGGTGCCTTTCTCAGATGGGAAAAGGTTGGAGTCACCCTTCTCCGTGCTGAGCAGATTGCCGAGCATCTGGGGCTTCACCCCACCGCAATCTGGGGTGCGGAATACAATTTTGCTGTCGCTGCACAAGACATCAGAAAGCGAGCCATGGACGCCGCTTCCAAGAGGAACAAGAGAAATCAGGGATTGGCAAAATGACCCAAGAAGAGAAGTTCAAGAAGATTGTCCGCTTTGTAATGGAATACACCAAGCAGAACGGCTATCCGCCCAACATGCGTGAAATTGGTCCTGAGATTGGATTGTCGTCCTCTGCCACAATCCACAAGGTTGTCAAGCAATGTCTTCGTCAAGGATACATTGAGATGAATCCACGCATTGCGCGGTCAATCAGGGTTTCCCCTGAAGGCAAGAAACTCGCCAAGTAGTGCCCTCGGCAGGATTTGAACCTGCGACCTGCGGATTAGAAGTCCGTTGCGCTATCCACTGCGCCACGAGGGCGAGATTTTTACTTTATCAACCTACCGCTATTGCGTCCACGGTTGTTGGTTGTGTTTTGACCATCAAGAATGTGTCGGACGAGGTCGGATATCGGCCTGATTTCAGATTTGTCAGCAAGATAGAAGTCGTCAGTAATTTCTTGATACTTATCATAAAGACTGACTTTCTTCCATTTCTTGAATGTAGAAGAACCAATAGTTACCATCGCGCCATTTGTGCGGCTGACAAAGACATACGCAATGGGCTTGACCTCTTTGCTCTCGTAACTACTCACAGTGTCAACAATGATGCTCTTGTAGGGGAATGCTGATGGCTCCCAGAAGAACTCCCTCCTATTGGACTTGACTTCAATGACGCTTCCAGAAGCGCTTATAACAACGTCCTTCTCGGAAAGAGTCATTTCTTTTACTTCTTGAGAGTTTTGGGCTATCTTTAGTTCTGGGGCAACACAATTGATTCCATGCGAACGCAGGTAGCCAGCAACAATCTCGTTGTAATAATGGCCCTCCTTGAAGGCCTGTACATAGTTGTACGACATGTATCCTCGCTTTGTGACCAAGGAGGGACTTGAACCCTCACACCTTACGGTACAGGAACCTAAATCCTGCGCGTCTGCCAGTTCCGCCACTCGGTCAAAGGGTGGTGACGCCGTTTATTGTTCGGACGCACAACGCCACCACCCAGCGGAAGGGGAGGGATTTGAACCCCCGTCAGGCTCACACCTGATTCTGTTTTCAAGACAGACGCATTCGGCCACTCTGCCACCCTTCCTGGTCCCAGCACTCTAGCCCGTGAAATCCAGGCTTGCAACCTTCCGCACCCCCTCCGCCCGTAATGTACAATGGCGGCAGACACGGAGGTTAATCGTGAGCCATTTAATGACCATCCAAATTGACAATCTTGAGACAAGCCCGAGCAATTATAGGCTCATCTCTTTCCCGCAAAAAGTACAGATTGAGTCGGTCTCGTTTGCCGTGAACGCAGAGGCGGCTGGCTCCGTGGAACTAGCAAGAGTGTGGTCTCTATACGCTGTCGTTGCCCATCCAACACCAACCGAGGAGAACCCCCTGTCCGAGCAGGCATTTCCTCTTTTCGGAGTGTTCGGTGACAGCGAAAAGCCAGTCGTGACCATTGCTGAGTCTGGTGTTATTAGCACCGTGAGCGAGACCGTAAGGTTGACCGTTCCCTCTGGCGATGTGACTCAGACGCATAAAAACGTAGTCCTTTCAGAGGGTCTTATGGGTCCACGCGACTACCTTGCCCTTTGGATTGAGGGTACGGCAGGAGACTTTGACGAGATTGACTACACTCTTGCTTCGGCAACAGTAACAATCGCTTATAGGCCAAGCACTGACCCGACTGCCTGGGAACTTATCGCCAGGTATCCAGCCATCCCCTAATATGCCCCAATGGGCAAGTTTGTCACTCTATGGTTTTGGCAGGCTTCTCGGTTAAACGCTGAATGGTTTGAGGCGTACTCATTCTCAAACGACGAGAGAGAAAAACCATCACTATCTCGCTCTCCAGTAAAGCCGACCAATGACGAACCATGGTCATACACCTCTCTTGATGACAGAGGAAAACTGCTCGTTCATGTGCCGAAAGAGCATCTCCCAGATGCTCCGTCAATGTGGTATCTCCTGGTCAGGGAATACGGAGAGTACCCGCCGAAACAGACACTCATAGGCTTTGCCAATGATATGTATGCAGACGGAACCGTCATAGAGCAGCAAGAGTTCTTGAAGACTGGCGTAGAACTATCCAGCAGGGCGGCGGCAATCAGGTGGGGAATGGGTGACCCCAAGATTGAGCAGATTTATGTCGCTGAACAGCACCGCAGAAAGAGGGTGGCCACGAAACTCATCAATGTTGCCGACATCGTCAATGTCGCTGGCAACTGGGGTGGCTTTATCTATGGGGGTGACCAAGTAACTGAACTTGGCTCACAACTGGCTTCCAGTTGGACAAATTCAATTAGACTCATAGAAACCAAGGTGAAATTACCGCCTATGGATTAGAGCCGCTGGTGGGATTTGAACCCACTATCTCCCGCTTACAAGGCGGGTGCATAGCCATATATGCTTCAGCGGCGAGACACCTACTTTGAGCAGGTAGTCACATCTGTGTCCAGAACATTACCTTCAACGGTAATGAACTCAGTAGACACCGTTTTTCCATAAATCTCAAGGAAAAGGGCGCCGCTCCCCTTGTTGTAGGAGAACACGGAATTCTCAATCTTGCCCACACGACGGACATCCTTACCGCCAGTGCCGACCACAAATTGCTTGGGGCTGGTATTGAAGCGCTCGTAATGATGGTCGTGACCGCTCAGAAGCATGACAACTCCGTACTTTGTCATCAGGTCGTATGCGTCCTTGACGGATGCAGAAGAGCCATGTGCCCCTGAGGAGAATCGGGGGTGGTGTGCCATCGCAATGACGCACTTGTCTGGATTTTGCGTCAACTGAGCCTCAAGCCATCTGTATTGCTCGGACCCCTTCTTGCAGGGGAGGTCGGAACAGTTGTCGTTGGTATTGAGGGCGACAACCATCCAGTCCTCGTTCAGTTCAAAGGAGTAGTACCCAGGATTGGGATACTTTGTCCATATGGCGTAGTAGCCCTTGGCTCCACGCTCTACATACTCGTGGTTCCCAGGAATAGGCTTAGAGATATCAAGAAGGTCAGCCCAGATGAGGGCGAAGTTCTCCCTGAAGTTCTTGACAGTATGGCTGTGGTACTGGATATCGCCAAGAAGGAAGAGATGGTCTGGATTCTGCTGGCGGACGATGTCGGCCACCCTGTCGTCCTCACAGAGGTACTTACCGCTCTTGCGCTGAGACTGGCTACAGGAGATGTCCCCAACAGCGGCGATGGTGACTGGCTTTATGGCCTCGGTCGTGGTGGTACTTTGCTCACCAGAGCCACCACAGGCAGACAAAAGCAGTGCAGTTATAGTAATTATTTTCTTCATGATTCCTCATTTCATCTATCTAGAGATACAACGACTATTCCAGCATCTGCCAGAAATTGCGCCACATCTCCCCACTGACTGTATCTAGGGTCGTTGTAATGAACAACTCTCGCTATTCCCGAGGAAGCAACCAACTTGGCGCACCCCATACAGGGGGGACCGTTCACGATGAGCGTCCCACCGCTTCGCATCGCTGGGTCTGACCACAGCAGTGCCCCAGCCTCGGCATGTTGCGCAATACAGGTGTCGTAATTGGAGCCTGGAATATCAGTCTCTAGAGCCCTAGGACAGCCTCCGTCTACGCAATGCGCCATACCAGGGGGAGAGCCGTTATACCCGAAACCCACGACACGCTTGTTGGGAGCAAGAACGACGGAGGCGTACTGACGCTTGGAGCAGGTGGAGAAAATCCTGGCGAGATGGTCGCAACCCTCAAGCCATTTCATTTCATGTTTATTTTTCATTGATTGACCACCTTGTTCCTGGTGCCCCCAGTAGGATTTGAACCTACGACCAGCGGATTAAAAGTCCGATGCGCTACCAGCCTGCGCCATAGGGGCTGATTGTGTTGGTTGGGGAAGAAGGACTTGAACCCTCAATCTCAGGACCAAAACCTGATGTGTTGCCAATTACACCATTCCCCAGTGAATTTTATTCGCCGTGAACAGCAAAACTCGCTACTGAATATATTTCGCTCAGGCAATCACTCAGCCTTTTGTTTTCTGCCCGCAGGAGTTCAATATCGTCAGCGGCTTCTATCATCAACTGCGTTTCGGCTCGGACACGCGTAATGCCGTTTGAAACAAGAGATGTTCTCCTGTCAACAGTCTCCCGTAGTCGGGTCACAATGTCATCGCTCATATATATCCTCTATTCCGTACCTTTTTTGAACAAGATTTCTCCACGAATTTGGGTTGCGCTCTTTGGCTAGTTTTTCCCATTTGTCGCGCTCCGCTCTTAGGCTTTGGTTCTCATGGATAAGTCTAAAGTTATCCGCAGAGATGGCGTAGTAATCTTTTACTAAACATGGATAACACATTTGTCCATTCATACTGGCGCAATCGCACTTTGCTTCATTCCCAGTCGGCATTTAGTTCATCCTCGCTGTAGTAGGTCTGTAATTCCTCAGTCAGTTGCTCGTTCATGTCACGCACATTTTCAAGGTCTGCCCGTAGGCGTTCAATCTCATCCATAGCCTCTTGAACTTCACGAGCCATAATCGGGTTACCCATCAACACTTCCCGTAAATCTCGTAGTCGGGTCACAATGTCATCGGTCATGGATTCTGAGCCCATTCTGTTCTAGGAATCTGGGAGAGTGGGATTTTGTTTAGCCTAGCCATACGCTTGTCCCATTTGACCATCTTTTTGGCTTCTTTCTTGGCTCTAGTTTCAGAAGTCCAGATAGCACCATTCAT